TGGATGAGCGAAAGCTCGTGGTATAGATCGGGCCTCTTAGGATATAAGTAAGTGACTATTTTACTTAAAAGCATTGAAGCCAGAATCACTAGAGCACCCAGACAATCTGATAGCGTGAGCCCCGTGTATAAGAGCTTTGCTACCAGCACCCACAACAAGATGGGGATTTGATTTTCTTTTAAATGATTAAATGCCGAAAGCATCGCGAAATGCCTTGGTTAGATTATTAATACAGATGGCAAAGATGTCGGGCTCATAGCTCGTTTCTACTTTTCCGTGCTTATCTAATATTGATTTACTGATCTCGACCACATCAAGGCCGTAAGATCCAGACCCTATGATTGGTACGAATACCTTTACAGTCTCATCTTTTACAGTCTCAGGTTTACTGGCCAAGATGAGCCTCTTCACCTTTAACGTGGCTTAGATCCATGTGATAAGCTTCAGGCTTTGCTTTTGGCTTTGGTGGCTCTACTAACTCAATCTCTTTTAAGATCTGAGCTTTAATGCCATTTAAAAAACCAACCACTTGATGAATGCCTTCAAACTCTTCGAAGTAGAATTGTACACGAGTCGTTAGTACTTGAACGGCTGTTGCATAGTAGTCGTGAGCAGATTTCTTGTGTTTAAGTACCTCTGATTGATCAGTAACTTCTGACATTTTAATTTCCTTCGCTTAGTTGTTTTATAAGCTCAGGCTATGGGTTAGGTTTATTACAAGTCGATCATTAACTCAGCTAATCATGAGCTGGTCTAAAGTTAGCAGCTGTGACTTTGTGATCTTAACAATGACCTGTTCATCACACTCTTTTTCGCACGTTGCTTTAGAAAATGTCCCTGAAACAAATCTGCAATCATCAATACCTATGAGCTTTGAGAGGCCATCATGAAGCTGTTTAATTCTATTCGAGGCATCAAGCTTTTTGATCTGACCTTTTTGTCCGACAATGCGCTTTTTTGCAAAGACAAAGATCGTCTCGATGTTTAAAACATCCGCCTCTGTAAAAGCTTGAGTGATTCGGTCGAGCTCCTTGAATTTTCTAAGTCTGTATAGCTGTATGAGATTGTCGTACTTACGGCCTTCTTGTGATTTAACAAGACGACCCCTGACTGAGGCATAGAGCTGATTTGAAGATGGTGGTAAAGGAAACTTAGTTAATACAAACACTCATATCAGAAGACAAAATCTTTGCGATTCTTTCAACATAATTGTTGCTGGTCTCATTTATCACCATCCTGGATTTCCCCAAGCCGTGCCATAAAGTCCGAGGCTTGCATGATATTCCCTACCTCGGCCCAGTGATGAATCAGATTATTCGTGCGCTCTAAGGTCTCTTCAAGCTTTCTGTTCTCACCTATGGTGCGAAAGTGTCCTGTGAGGACCGCTTCAAGTCCTAAGCATTTAGCTTCAAGCTTTGCGATTTTATCTTCTGTGCTCATTTATTCCGCTCGATCATTTCTCTGACCTTCAACTTAACACCGTCAAGGTTCACGTCTCCCGCAGCAGGCCTTGAAAGAAAACCAACGTCATCTCCATATTTGTTTTCCATAATTGCTAGCGCGAGAATCAGGCCGTTCGCTATTCCATGCATATAATCATTGGAATCGTAATTGCCTACGCTGCTTAAAATATTTGTGGTGCTTCGCAAGTCCTCAAGTCTTTGCTCATTGGTGTACTCTTCATATTTACTTTTCATAACTACTCCTGTTAGTGTGCTCATGCAATCACGTCCTCTGCATCGGTAATTGCTTTAAAATCGTGGTTTAGATTATTCTTTGCGAAGTATTCTCGGATTGCTTTTGTCACTACGTCTCCAAGTTCGCTCTCTTGCTCCGAAGATAAGTTCGGCCATTCGCAATCTAAAACCGAAACGTCGGCGGCGTCATGTAGGATTTTGGTAATTATATCGCCTCCAATATCTAAAAAGTCTTCCATTGGCTCTGCTCTAGCGATTGCAAACGTATCCCCATGCGATAAGCCAAGCTCTCTCTTTGCCTCTTCAATCGCATCTCCCCTTGAGCCTTCGCATAGATTCCACTCCCATCCTTCGGCGCTCCAGTCTCTTGCATAGAAAAATTTTTTAAGTGTACTCATTCCTTACCTTCTTCATTATAACTCCCCCAAAATTTCGACCTCTTAGTATCCAGAGCAGTTTGTTGTGACGTTTCCCCATGCATCTTTCTGAGATACGCAATTTGTGGTCTTAGGTACTGAGTTTGAAATTGCAGATCCGACACCGGCCGCAAAGTTAGCTCCTGAATTTGAAGCCTCGCTAGACTCGCTAGAGCCAAGGCTTTCCACTAGATCGTATTTGTTAAAAGTAATTGAGAAATCCTTAACTTGATTGCTTCTTGACGAAACTCCTCGGCCTTCATAAATCAAAATGAAGCCGCCATCCTTACGAGGTATTCTGACATCATAGTCATCAAGCGTTGCCATAACGTCGCCAAGCGCCATTCCAGGCGAAATGCCACTCATTCGATGAACAGTCAGGGGCTTTGTTACGCACCCAGAGATTAACAAAAAGCATATAAAAAGTTTCTTCATATCTACTCCTATTTTAGTTGTTTTTTGATACTTAAAAGCTTTGGTTCACTTGTTAAATCAGTCTCTTCAATGTCTAAGGCTGCGGCTATTTTACCTATCGTTTTCAGTGTCATTTCTGGATTGTTGAATATGCCAGACACGCGCTGCTTTGAGAGTCCCATCATGTCGCCTAGGTCTTTATAAGATAGCCCTCTATCGTCCATAATGGCTTTTAAGTTCGTTAGTATTGCATCCCTAGTTGTTAGTGTATTTTCTTTCATATTTAAATAGTACCGTAAAAGCTTGACTTAGTCAAGCAATTGCGGTACTCTAGTTATAAGTTAAATTCTACCCCATCATGAAACACAACAAAGCATTTGGGTAGCCTAAACGGGCTGATAGCCCAGGAGCATCAAAATGCATACAAACAAGCTTTTAAAGAAAAGTCATACAAAGCATACTATTGAAGTCACCGAAGTTGATCGTGTTGAGTTTGTGGTCTATAAAAATGACGTTGTGATCGTATGCTTTGAGATGTGGTCTGAGGCTTTTCAAGCTTGGGTCAAGCAAGATTATGCGTACCTATGCAAGCATTATGCATCTAAAGAAGAGGCCCTTAATCAGAAAATTTGGGCTTACCTACAAAACGACTAAACATAGATAGAAACCAATTAAAGGAGAATTTTATGAGTAGGTTTAACATCGAAATTACAGCATTTAGCGAAGAGGACGATAGCCCTATGTTTGTATCGCTAGATCTAGACGCTTGCAGCGATACAGAGGATGAAGTCTATGAGAATGCAGTCTATCACCGCATCGATCAGGATGGGGGCGACCTTGGAGCGATCGAAGCCGATGACAATGCAGCTCAACAGTACATCGAAACATTTTTTAAAGAGCTAACGCCTGAAGAGCGAATTAAAGGAAAGTCGGTAGCAATATGAAGGCCCTAGATATCGTTAAATCTGCTGTGGGCTTACCTCAAGACCTCAAGGAAAAGATCAAGACCATGCTACCAGCAAGTAGCCCCGTTGATCACCTGGCTAACCTTATTAATCTTATCCAGGGTGAGGCTAAGGCACTAAAGGCTAAGGAAACAGCTCTTGCTAACGAGCGCAAGACTTTAGATGCATTAGTCGCTTTAGCTGAAAACTCGATTATGCAAGAGATGTCCGAGGAGGGTATGGTTGAAATAACGGGTAGCCTTATAAAGTATGTTTATAAATTAAACCCACATTCTTTAGTAATAGAGGATGAGTCTTTAATACCGGACGAATACAGGCGATCTATTATTGTCAGTGAGATCCGTAAAGACGCGATAAAAGACGAGATGAAAATGGGCCGTGAAATCCCAGGCTGTAAGTTAATACAAAATAAATCAGTTCAATTAAAATCTAATACATAAAGGAATAAATATGCCCACTGGATTTTATGCAAGAAAACCTGCTCATGTTCGTTTTATTGAAAAAATAAAACAGTCTGCTGGATGCTGGACATGGATTGGCGCGATCGGAACTCATGGTTACGGACGTTTTGGCTTTAAAGGCAAAACAGTTCAAGCTCACAGATTTTCATACGAAATGTTTTTTAATAAAATATATTTCAATGATCTCGACGTGTGCCACAAGTGTGACAACAGGTCTTGCGTTAATCCTAATCATTTATTTTTAGGCACAAGAAAAGACAATATGCAGGATTGTAACACAAAAGGAAGGACGACTAGCGGAGAGAAATCATCTTTGAGCAAACTACGCTCGGTTGATGTTTTAAAGATAAGAGGCTTATGGGAAACTGGAGAATCGCGTGCCAATATCGCAAAGATATTTAGCGTAACTGAGAGCAATATATACAGCATAACTAAAAGAAAATCATGGAGAAATATATGAACGAATTATCACACGTAGACTACATCGATAAAAATTTAGAGTTGATTGCAAATCAAAACAAATTAAGTAATGACGATTTGAAAAACTTTGCCATTCAATGCAAGCGCACTGGGCTTGACCCGATTACGAGACAGATTTATGCAATCCCGAACACTGGCAAGCTAAACATTATGGCTTCGATTGATGGGCTTCGGTTGATTGCTGAAAGATCTGGTGCCTACGAGGGCCAGACAGCGCCTATGTGGTGCGGACAAGATGGGGTTTGGAAAGACGTATGGCTTTCAAAAGAAACTCCAAAGGCATGCAAGCTCGGCGTTTACAAGACTAAGTTTCGCGAGCCATTAATTGCGATTGCATTGTTTGAAGAATACGCGGGAAAAGATCGAGCCGGAAAACTTACTTTCATGTGGAATAAAATGCCAGCGTTAATGATCGCAAAAGTGGCCGAGGCATTGGCGCTTAGAAAAGCCTTTCCCAATGAGATGTCAGGTATTTATTCAACCGAAGAGATGGAACAGGCTGCTGTTGAGCCATCAATCGCACAAAGTAATGTAGCTGCCATTAAAGATGTGATGTCTGAAGTTGTGCGTTATATTCCAAAGCAAACAGAGGCGAAAAAGTTCATTGCCTCGCCTGGTGATTACATAATCAAATTCGGAAAGCATAAAGAAAAACGACTTTCGGAAATGCAAGATTTAGAATTAAAAGGATATTTGAATTGGTTACAAGATGGTGCTGCTAAATCTGGAAAGCCTTTAACTGAAAAAGCACAAGATCTTATGGATATGGGCATAGCCTATTTAGCTTCTCTGAGATCAGACGATGCTTCAGAACCAATATTTGATCATAGTGAGAAAATGCCAAATTAATTTTTCTTAACTATGCCTTATGATGGGGCACTCAGACATTAAAATAACAATGACGTATTTGCACGATGATAGAAATGACTTGAAAGATGTTCTGAATTTAATTAAATACAGGTAGTTCTTTTCAACAGAGAGAACAACCTCTTCAGGGCTAGAAGCCTTAAGTTTTGATTGGTGCGCGAAGGGGGACTTGAAGTCCTATAGCTAAGCCTCTCGTAATTTAAAACCCCTTTCTAGCCCTGACCAGGCGCCTATCATCTGTTGAGGCGTTATTGGTGATGGAATAGAGGGGTTTGTTCATGTCTAAACGATTCACTGACACTAAAAAATGGCGAAATTATTGGTTTAGGTCTTTACCTGTTACTGCAAAGCTAACATGGATCTATCTTTGTGATGAGTGCGAGAGTCATGGTGTTCTAAAAATTGATTACGATTTAGCAAGTTTTCAGCTCGGTTTTGAGTGTACCCCCACACTGGTATCACAATGGTTTGGTGACAAGGTTGTCTTTTTAAAAGGTGCTGAAGAAATTCTCATAGTTCAGTTTTTCGAGTTTCAATACGGTGAGTCTAAAGATTCATGGACTGCAAAAGTTCGCGCTAAAGAAAAGCTCGAAAAACTCGGTTTCAATATTGAAAACAATAAGTTACTCATTTCCTTAGAACACAGTACCCCCACAGTACCCCCACAGGACATGTCGTGTGGTACCACACGACTAATTAGAGTTAGAGGTAGAGTTAGAGGTAGAGTTAATAAAGAAGAAGAAGAGGTTAATGATTTTTTTAGAATTTTAAATTCATCCGAATTTCAAAACGTCTGGTTAACGAAAGCATCTGACATCGAATCGATTGAAACTTTTCTACAAAGCCAAAATGCTTTCGGTGAAATCAAAAGTCCACTTTTCAAGAAAACCAAAAACAAATTCTTAGCCACACTTGCTCACGTTTACGGAAATCCAGAGGATTTAAAACTCGATCTCACCTCGATCATCAACGAGAAAACGACCGATGAAAAAACTGGGATCTCAAAATCTGACTACATCACCACGAGATTAAAAAACAAGGCTTTGGAGTTGTACAATGCAACTCGGTAAGTTTTTAAATAACATCGCATATTTGTACCTCGTAGACGAGGAATTTCAAAGAGTTTCAATCCTTGCCGGTATCGACTGGAATAGGCTTCCACATTTCGAGAATGTTGAAATTGTTAAAAAGTATTTAGTTTTACGAGCTAATAATTCTCATAAAGCTGCGCTCTCAGAGATGGGTGATGATATTAGATTTCTAGAGATGGGTGGCGTCTCGCTTGAGAATGTTGGTGGTGATGAAGAAGAAATCAGTCATCAATTCCAAAAAGCTTACAAGGCTTATCGATACTCTGAATTAGGTCTTTCCTTGCAGGCGCATCCTGACTTTGGTGACAAGCTATTGCAGGAGTTTGATATCGATCAATCATCAGTCATTAAAACTAAAACTGTGACTGAGTTTTTACCGACCGAGTATGAGGCCTTTCTGGAAAAACAAAGGCTAGGTCTAGAGCGAGTAATCATTCCAGGCTTTGAGATGTTGTCTAAAATGGTTGGTGGCTTTAACCCGGGGAGAATCGTCATGATCCTTGGTGAGACTGGCTTTGGTAAAACAAACCTCGCCTTGAACCTCCTAGTGCGTGCAGCGACTAAAGCAAAATGTTTATTTATCAACATGGAAATGGCTTTAGCGGACATCACAAACAGGCTTGTTGTTTTAACAACTCAGAAATCCTTTAAGGACCTATACGAAGGTCAAATTAAGTATGAGCAAGCGGTTTTTGATTTAAAGGCCTATGGTGACAATATCAAGTTCACTGAAGGTTATTCGTTAAGCCTTCAATCAATCGAGTCACTGATGCGAAAAGAAAAGCATTCAGGGTTAGACTTCGTAGTGATTGATTACGACCAAAAGATAGATCTCGTTTATTCTAAAAATATACCTGAGTGGAAACTGCTTCAAATCGCAATACAGAAAATAGAAAACATCGCTAAAGAACTTAATTTATGTGTCTTACTTCTTGCTCAATTAAATCGCGATGGCCTTGTCTCATCAAGCCACCGAGCCACGTTTACAGCCCACACGATCCTTAATTTTAAATCAAATGACTCAAAGTCTGCTTTTGATAATCAAGCGAACGCTTTAATTTCTGCTGAAAAGAATCGGCATGGAAAGAAAAATCAAGCCTGCTTAGTAAAATACAATTCAGACAATCTCAACATTCACGAGATCGCTGTCGTTGATTACAAAAAACAAGAGATCGGGGTTAAACGTGCAAAAGAGGTCTAAATTTAAAGATGCAATGAGATTCAAAGAAATTGCAGAGATTCTTAATATTGAGTTTACTCAGGCTGAAGAGCTCTTTTGGGTGATGCAAAACAAAAATGTTGATGGAAGTTCATTAAACTTAAGAGATGGGGAAACTGATGAGAATAATAATTCTGCTACTCCTCATAGTTAGTGTCTCTGGTTGCGCATCAAATGAATTTTGCAAAACAGTATGTAAGCCAGATGAAAATTGTAAACGAATTTGTAAATCAGAAAATGAATGGAATTAAAAAGGAGAAAACATGTCATTGCTAGTTATGGTTTTAGTTATAGCGGTAATAGGTCTAATCACTTACTTGGTTTTACAAATCCCAATGCCTGCGCCATTTAAAAATGTAATTGTTGGGCTTGTGATTCTTTGTGTTGTTTTATTCATATTACAAAGCTTCGGATTGATACCGAATTTAGGTATTAGGTTAGTCCGTTGAAATTAAATTCTGTGGATAAACAAATGAGAACAAGTGAAAAGATTGTTGGCTCGATACTACTTTTATTATTCCCATGCTTGATTGCTTACATGCTTTTTCAAGAAAGACATCACTTGAATAAGCCATCTATGAGTGAACAGTTTCATCAAGCTAAAGAATTATCACGAGGCTGCGCTGAAATGAAACACGAGATAGCAGAGTTTCGAATATCACCGATACCTCAATCAGTAGCAGAGTTTAAATCTAAGTGTGAGGAAGGTGGGTTATGGAAATGAATATATTTAAGCCAGAAGCCTTTGAAGAAATTAAAAAGATTAAGGAGTTATAAGTGGAAGCATTTTTAAATAGTAATGACGTTAAAGAAAAATACCTAGACCGCATTAATGCACATGCCAAAGCCGATGAGATTATCAAAGGCCAATATTGGGAAGATGGTAGGGGCTGTGCTGTCGGTTGCACCATTCACGGGTCAAATCACGCTGCTTATGAAACTGAAATAGGCGTACCAGAATGGTTAGCACGATTAGAAGATAAAATATTTGAAGGTCTGCCACTAGAAAAAGCTAAAACCTTTCCTGTTCAATTTCTTGAGGCCATTAATGTCGGAGCAGATTTAAACAGTATTAAAATGCCAATGTTAGTTTTTATGGTGGAACAAGCACGTCAATACGCTAATACCGAAAAATCGATTGCAGCGATTGATGGAGTTTTAACAGAGTTGAAGAGAGATGTTTTGGACCTAGATAAATTACGACTAGCGCGAATAGCTGCTGATGCTACTTATGCTGCTTCTACTCATGCTGGTGTTGCTGATGTTGCTGCTTATGTTGCTGCTTATGCTGCTGGTGTTGCTGCTGCTGATGCTGCTTATGCTGCTGCTTATGATGCTTATGCTGCTGGTGTTGCTGCTGCTGATGCTGCTTATGCTGCTGCTTATGATGCTGATGCTGCTGCTTATGATGCTTATGCTGCTGCTTATGCTGCTGCTTATGATGCTGATGCTGCTGCTTATGTTGCTTATGCTACTGATGTTGCTGCTGCTGATGCTGCTTATGCTGCTGCTTATGCTGCTGGTGTTGCTGCTGCTTATGTTGCTGCTTATGCTGCTGGTGTTGCTGATGTTGCTGCTTATGCTGTTGCTTATGCTGCTGGTGTTGCTGCTGCTGATGCTGCTTATGCTGCTGCTTATGCTGCTGGTGTTGCTGGTGTTGCTGATGTTGCTGCTTATGCTGCTGCTTATGCTGCTGGTGTTGCTGCTGCTGATGCTGCTTATGCTGCTGCTTCTGATGCTGGTGTTGCTGGTGTTGCTGATGCTTATGCTGCTGCTGGTGTTACTAAATCAAATCAGTATGTTATTATTTCCAATAAACTTTTAGAATTAATTCGAGATTGTAAACCAAAATAGCTTAACAGAAGTGAGTACAAAATGAGTGAAGTAAAAACCAAGTGGGCTGGTAAATTATGAAGCGCACTATAAATTTTGAAGACCAGCACAGTTCGATAGGTGGGCAAGGCTACGGCTACGGCAACGGCGACGGCTACGGCTATTAAATGAAGAAATATTTAAAAGAATGTGGGGAGTAAGATGAAGAAAGCATTGGAGACAAAGTGAGACAACGAACTTGGCCTGACGCTGAAAATATTTGCGTTAAATACGACGAAGTCTCATGCCAGATACACGTGGGAAATGTATTAGTTAATTGTGGGTGGAATAACCAAGCTAATGTTGACTACCCAGAGGACTTAACTTGGGGTCGAGACCTTGGTAATTTGTGTCACCACGTAGCCAGTGCGGGCGCTAGATACCAATACAACCTAATGTCAGACGAAATTGCACAGCTTCAATCTAAGTATGAGAAGCTCGTTAATGCAATCAATCACTATTTAGAAGTGCAAAAGTTTCTAGCTGCACCGAACGAAGATACGAGCGCATCCAGTGATGATTTCAAGCAAGTTTTAAAAGAATGTGGAGAGTAGGATGATTAAACGCGATGAAATCGGAATAATAGGTCAGCACAATGCGAGTTATCCTGAATACTTCGATACGGGTGACTCATCAAGTAGAGCGGGCCTTATGGCAATGGCTGGATCTGATGTTGATAAAGCTCTTTTGTGGCAGTTTCTAACCAAAGATAAAGAACTTGTGAGACACCCCACAGACCCTAAATGGAGCGACCCGCTACTAACTAGCCGTGATCAGTTAATCAATTGGGCTGGTGGAGCTGCAACGCTACCTATGAAATATGATAACCTTGTTATTTTCGCAGCTTTAAAAAAATATGCTGAAAGTAGCTTTATAAATAAAGACGTGCTCCTCCCAGAAACGAGACTTTTTTTATACAAGTGCGCAGGGCTTGAAGCGCCCATTTGGATAAGGGCACTAGGCTACCCATTGTTTTTTCTAAAACTTGTGTACAATACGAAAATAAATCCTGGCATCGAGCAGAATCAGATAATATCGATGTGTGCTGTTTACGGGAAGTGGTGGATGAGAAAAATTAAGGCTTGGCATCCCGATCTAGAGCACAACCTGGTTGACTACTGGGGTGGCGAAGAGTGGAGAAATCAAATTGAGATCTCAACAGCTATTTCTAATTTCATTCAGAGAGAAATTAGTTGATTGAAGGCTAGTTAAGTGAAAGTCTTTTTAAGAGGTGATTGATGGAATATGTTTTTATTATTGCTTTAGTGTTGGCTCTTTTGCTTTTCTTTCACAACACGACTACCACAAATAGCTCAAGTAAGCATGACGCTGAGAAAGCTAAAGACTCAGCCTTTGCTTGTGAACTTAAATATAACGATATGCACAGGCTTGTTAATTCAAACATTCAAAGTGTTGGTGAGTGTAACATTAAGATCAGATCGCTCATTTCAATGGTAGAATCACTTAATAAACTTTGTCATGACGTCTCTGCGACTCATTCAACGAATGCTCACAAGTACATCGAGCTTTATGATAAACAGATGCAGCTACAAGATAAGCTCTCTAACAAAAGACCTGTAATCACCATTGGCAAGGGTATTGAGGCATTAATTAAAGAAAGCTCTAAGAAATCAAAAAAACTTGAAAGGGTGTAATGATGGATGAGACCACAGAACTAATCGTGCTGCGAATGAAAATCAAGGCGGCTATGCAAGAGCAGTTTGATGCTGCTGACTTGGCTATACTTGAAAAAGTATTTGATGAGGCTGAAAAGCACTGGAAGAAATCCTTTGATCTTGGCGACATAACAGAGATGAGCCCCAAGAGACTTATCTTGGAGTTCTAAATGGATCTGCGACAAATAAGATGTGCTGTTGATTTAATGAAAGTTTTTTAGACAAGGGTGACTCGTTTACTCTCGCGAAAACAAAGGCCCTGAGGCTTCTGGATCTTTCGCAAATAGAGTCAGACATGATGATGAAAAATGATGAATATCAGAAGGCTAAAAAAGAGTATAAATCACCCAAGAATCGCAACAGCATTGATATTTAAGTTTACAACAGCATAAAAACATACTTTGATTATGAAAGGAGGATCTATGAAAAAAACTACTAAGAAAAAAACTTCTAAAAAGAAAGCTTCTAAAAAAACTACTAAGAAATAAATCATTATGTGGATTAGGAAGCTAACTCTTGGTGGGTGCGCTGGCCGTTTAAATCTTGTTCAAGTCAAGAGTCCACACCAATTGGGGGGCATAATGATAACTGAATTAGATAGAATTAAATTTATTCAAACAATTGATGGGTTTGACAAAGTTAACCCTTATATGGATCTGATAGCGATCACCAAGATAAAACGCCTCTTAGTCGAGGCAAATCTCTACAAAGTAGATGCTAACGAAGTCAAATATAGCTCAATCATGAATCTGTTATTGAAGGCTCAAGGCAAAAGACCTCTAAGAACTACAAAACACAAATCATCAACAAAAGATTCACGCAAAAAGGTAGTAGATTTATGATTAAGGCATTGCCTCGTGATATATTCGATAGGACTTGGATGTATGTTGCTGAGATCGCTGATGCAGGCAACAGTCTCACGTATTCAAAGAAAATGGTTTGTTATGTATTTGACATACCCTACTCACAAGATAGTGGGTTTCTAAAAGTTAAAGAATATAAAGAATGGCGAAAAGCATATCTAGCCCGAAAGACTTTAGAACGCAGATGGGTTAAGTTTTAATTACCTTCGCCACTAATCTGTTTTCTATAGCCCTCATCTCGAGAGCTCAAAATAAAGTGCGCGGCATTAAATGAATCATCACCCTTGTCAGCAGCATTTTGTAAAACCTGAGAATATTTAGAGCCATTTAATTTATTCATGATCTCTTTTTTATCTACAGGGGCTTTATTTTTAGCCGAGTTAGTTTGTTCTTCTGTTGCCCTCATCATTGAGGCTGGAACTTGTTGCACAGCTTGATTGGATCCCTGACCTATACTTTGGCTGAGCCTTGAGGCAAAGGCGCTAAATTCAGCAGGATTGGTTTTCGCAAGCTTCGCCATTTGCGGCGATGACATAAGTGATTTAGAAATCGTGTCGATAGTGACCGCTGCTGATGAAGCTACTCTAGGCGCAAGAAGTTTCCGACCTACAGCTGCCGTGACTCCCGTCGCTAATCCTAAAGGACCACCCAAGGCGGCACCGCCACCGCCAACAGTCGCGACATCTAACAGCCCGCCAAAAGGGGATTGGTTTAGGGTATTCGCTCGTTTTGTTGCTGCTTCTTCAATGGGAGCTAGTAAACCATAGGTCTTTTTTGCTTGAGTGAACTTTTCGGCAAGCTCTGGCGACGCTGCTTGCGCCGCTTTTTCGACTTCACCTCGATAGGCCTGATAAGCAGTTTTTCCAGCTGCGCCGACTTCGGGGTCCATCCAGTTACCAGCCATTTTATTGAAACCGCGCTTAGTTTTTTCACCCAAGCTGATTGGTATGTTTGATTCACCTGTCGCGGTAATGTCTTCAACGATGGATTTAAGCTTTTTAATCTGACCCGTTTGTGAAGCGTCTTTTGAAAGGTCTGCGATCTTTGTCTCTAGCTCCATGACAACATTATCGGCCGAAGCCGTAACGCCTTTAACGTCTAATCTTTTTAGAGCTGAATCGATTTCAGCATTGGAACCGTCCATTGCGTCTCCAGTGCGTTTTGCAATATTGTCTGCATTATCACCAAACCTCACAAGTTTTCGGTCTAGTAATTCGCGCCCAGCATCATCGGCAAATTTTGCTGATTGCGCACCAGTCGCACCAGTCGAATTTACAGCAAGTTTTTCAGCTTGAGGCGCTAGATATTCGCCGACTTTGTTTGCTCCTGATTTAGCGCCTTGCCACGCAAGCGGTAAAGCCTTCCCGACGATTTGCCCGCCCATTTCAGAGACTGCGCCCATATTAAAGTTTTCAATTGCGCCGTTAGTGACCTTAGCTACTTGTTCTTCAGTAGGCAGACGAAAGTTGTCAGAAAACGGACGATCAATTAGACCGTTGATGCCTTCCTTTAGAGAATTTCCAGCGGATTGACCAAGGCCTGAACCAATAGGACCAAGGAGAGAACCAACGGCTTGACCATACATTGGAAGCGCATCGATATTTGTTCGAAGCAGATCTCTTGGAGCATTAGACCAGTCATAATCTTCTGAGACAGAAGACTCAAATGGTGCGCTTGGGTCGAACTTTGGTTTCTCTTCGCTAAATGGAGCTGATGGATCGAATTTTGGTTTATTCATATTCACCTGTTTGCGGGTTCAATGTGTAGGTGTGCCCGCCTTGAGTTACTGTTTGCGCTTTTGAATCCTGAGCCGCTTTTTGTGGCTTAGACTCAGTAATAAGTTTAACTTTATCCCACTCAGTTCCGGACTCATTCTTCATTGATCCCAATACTTGGAGTCTATTATTCTTCTTTTGAGTCATTACTTCAGGACTATCCCCAGCCCTTGGAAAATACTGTATTTCACCATTTTCAAATTCTGTTGGCGAGATTGCAGCACCTGACTCTCGTCTTAACACCGCATTGATGAAATTGCGTTCTGCTTGACTCTGTCTTTGTGAATTAGAAGTTCTAGCAACATTAGGCAGCATAGAACCAAGCCCAGCAGAAATATCAGACCTGTCATACCCGCTTTGCTCAAGCGTACTAAAAACATCTTCTGCTTGCTCTAGCCTTTTACCAAATCCCGTCGCTAAAGATTGTGCAGCCTTTGGAGCAACTGTTTTAGCAGCTCTATCAATCGAAGCGGCTTGCTTTCTTGCTTCGATGTTTTCTTTTAACTGTAATGGTTTAAAGATCGCGTCTTGATCACCAGCAGAAACATTATTCCAAGAATCGCCGTAAGACTTAGCAACGTCTGGAAAGTTTTTTTCAATCATTTTTCTGTAAGACTGAGATTGTGAAGAGCTTGAGTCAAACGCATCTTGCTTATTTTTAGAATCTTTCATCTGTGAGTTAAGTGATTCATCAGCCATGTAAGACTTTTTAGCTGAATCAAGCTTACCAAGAGTGTCCTCCTTAGCTTGTTTTTTTAGTCCTGAGAAATAATCATTTGCAGATCCAATTTTATTACCAGCAATCACATCCCCTAAATTAGAAAACAGACCAGCAGTATTTAAGCTGTCAGACCTATCATCATACTTATCCTGTGCATCTTGCTCGTAATTCTCACCATACTTTTGCTGCATATATTGTTTGATTAAATCACTCATTACTACTTACCCCCCATATATTGAGCCCCAGCCCCGATTAAGCCACCAACAAGTTGACGAGTGCCTACTGATTCTTGAGAGTATGAGTCTGATAAACCTTTGCTAGCTTGATTCACTAATCCTAGTTTTTTCATCTGATTGTCATACTGTTGTTGGGAAAGATTAAGATTGTACTGTTGAGCTTGATTGCGTCCTTGTGTATTTTGTCCGGCTACTTGATTTTGATTCGCAACATTTGTGCTTTGAGCATTATTCTTTGCACCAACATTGTTTGACATGACTTGCTGTTGATTTGCAGCATTGAATTTATTAATCGAATCAGAGGCTTGGGCCTTCGCTGATTGTTGTTGAAAGTCTTGTCCTTGGATTTGTCCACCAAGTTGTCCAGACTGCATTAATGCAGAAAGAGCTCTTTGCTCGGCCTGTGCATTTAAATCTAAAGCTTGCTGCGACTGTTGGTTAGAGGCGTTCTGTGCTGCAATATTTCTTGCTACTAATTCAGATCCACCGCCACTTTGTCCTCGAGCCGCTAAATTCTGCATGATCGCGCCTTGTTGGCCTTGTAGATTTGTATTCACATCATTTTGAACACGAGCTGCATCAGATAAAAACTGAGCGTCACGTCCACCGGCTTCACCAATGCCCGAGAGTTTATTTAGAGCGCCCATCTGCGCCTGTCTTAATGCTGGATCCGTAGAGATCCCTTGCATTTCTGAAGGCCCAAGATTTACAGCCGACTCTAGTTCTGGATTCATTTGTGAAACGACCTGATAAAGCTCTGGATAATACTCTTTTAAGACGGGTAGTGGTATTCCTTGCGCAGCTTTTAAAGCATCAGCAGAAATACCTTGAGCCCTGTCGCTTGATCCACCATCTAATAAACTTAATATGCCACCCATAAACTACCCCTTTTGAATTGTTCTATAATAATTATTTTGTGTTAGGAAATCTTGAAGCTGCTGAAGCGCGGAGGCCTGTGCCTGCTGCATGCCTTGTTGTCGCTGGTCATATCCATAATGTCCACCACCAACACCACCGCCAAGGCTACCGCTACCTCCTGCACCAGAACCAATTTGAGAGCTGTCTAGAGAAAAAGCATTGTTACCGCGAGCCAAGTAATCAGCCACGTTTACGTTTGCTGTGCCTTTTGCGTACGAGTTTGCGTAGGGGATAGAAATATTGCCACTCTCAGTTGAAAAATTAGTTTTACCGAAAATATCAGCCAGCTCTTTTTCTTTAGCTGCGTTGTCTTTTAAGAATGCGCTTTTATTAAAACCAAGAGGGTCGATTGCTGATCCATCAGCACTAAGCTGAGTTTTTGTTGGATCTTGAATTAAATCAGATAGGGCTTTGTATTTTGCACGCTCATCAGCACTTGCAACATTATCAATACCGACTTGTGTCTCCGTCGGTTTCATATAGCCAGACAAATTCTGGTTATAAAGCTTTTCATTTCCAGACAGGCCAAGCCTCTGAAGAGTCTCTGCATTCAAGGTGTCGTCTTCCAGATCGGCTTGAATCCTTTGAATGAGTGCGGGATTATCTTTATTCGCCTGATCAGCTCTTTGCTGAATTGGATTTAAAAGATTATTGTACTGGTCTTGTTCACTCTTAAGAATATTCTGTTTATTAGAAAGAGCTTGTGTTTTAGCTGCATTGATAGAGTCGCCAACTTTCTGCGTGGCCCCACCAAGTAAATCATTAAATCCTTTATATTTGTCATTCACATTTTCAAGAGCTTGCTTTGACCCAGCACTATTTTGTAATAGAACTTGGTCAAGGCGGTTCTCTCCTGCTGTGTATTTAGGTCTAGCATAGGTATCTTTTAATAATTGTTGCTGACCAGTTTCAGATTGTGCGTTTTGTAATTTTGTGGCGGCCTCTTGTGTAGCTTTTTGAGTGTCAGCATATCCCTCAACTTGATCAACAGTTTGTGGTCCTGTGTATCCACCAGTTTGACGCTGAGTTCTGTAATCATTTTTTTGCTGATCATTTAAATTTGTAACATTGTTGAAAACTTCATTCGGATCATAGGCCTCAACTTTTTGAGTCTTTGCTTCTAATCCTTGAATCTTTTGCTGTGCTTGACCGGCTGATTGATCAACACTATCAGCGATAGTCTGACCCATCTGATCAGCTTGAGTTTTATTGGCCTCTAAATAACTTTGGATATTTGTATAGTTACCAGAGGATTTTTGAGGCTTAGCGGCTCCACCACCAGCATCTTGTCCGGGCACACCAGTTGAGAAGTTAGCAGGGGCTCCACCTGAGATATTCATCCCGCCTTGTTGCTGCGCCTGTTTCTCTTCATCATCCATCATTGGTTTTTGTGCGTATGGCATTTCTAGCTCCTATCCATAAATTACGAGTATTCTAATTGTATAAGTGTTGTCGGCTATAAGTCCTGATATATTGCTTATCGTCACTGTGCTATCTTGGTAACTCCAAATAATATGCGGAGCAACGGTGGAATAAGCTCCAAGAGTGTTGTTGAGTAAGTATATGTAAATCAAACCTCTGGGCTGTACAGAAAACTTTGTGCGAAACTTTAAAGGAAAATTTGAAGCATTACTGACCCACTTGATTTCTTTAATCTCTTGAAAAAGATTGTCCTCAACATTAAATCCATTACTAAAGGCCCTCACGATGTCACCCGTGATTTGATTTAAAGGTGAGAATAGCTTTTCGATCCAGCTCTTTTGATCGCTAAACTCCTCCACACTAAAGCGTTGCGGCGTTATCTTACTCATGATCTAGAGGTCCTCTCAGAAACCCACTCATAATTAATGCTAATCCCGTTTAAAGACCATTTAGAGTAACCATTTGCGATTGTAATTTTAGGACTCAAGATTGTACCGCGCGATTTCTCACGAGGGACAAATACTCTGACAGGTCTTGGCCGAGTCGTGCCACCCCAAGGGATTTGACCCCATAAGAATAAACCCCAAAGGCCTGAGCCGTAAGTCCCGTAAAAAGTAGTATTAGAATACCCACCAGATAGATCTGTGAAAAAGGATAGAACACCGCTCACAAAATTAGTCTCTCTAAACAGCATCGCGACTTCTTGAAAGTGTTTCATCACGCCTGGGTTTTGAAAATGCTGAGCTGTGTATTCTAAAACCGAAGTAATTGATTTGTAAATCGTAACTGTGCCCATTGTCCATGCTCTTGAATCATTAACAGTCACAGTATTTGTGGCCGCATCAATGGCTGTGATCACAGAGTAAACGCTTGCAGATTGATAAAGTAAGTAGCCTACGTCTAGTAATAATACTTTATTTAGCACAACGCTCTTGCCAGAAAATGATGAGATCGTAAAGCCATCAAGCTCCTCATCAATGTAATCAGCAAATGTTAAAGATTTTCTTTCTTGCAACGTGTGTTGATCAGAAGGATTACATAAATAGATTTTATCATCGGCTGGATTAACGATTGCGTGCTTTACATCTTTTGTCCATGTTGTCCAAGCTTGAGTAAAAGTGTTATAAACGAAAGCTTTAGTCGTGAAAGTGTCTGAATTATTTCCGATTGTATACAAAATGTATTTACGATCTGTTTCATACGCTAAACCAAAACTAAGCTCTTTTAATTTTTCGTAATCCTCTGAAATCAAAAAACTAATTTCATCCTCTATTGGACGAGACATTACTTGCACGCCTACGTCACTGATCGCAACAATGCCCTGATCTGCCAAGCAGAAAATTTGATTGTTCACGACTGATGCCGAATCTGGTGCTATGATTCTAGTCGAGGTGTCAAGCGGGTCAATAGTCCATGAGCCACCAGATCCGGTTAATCTGAAAACGCCATCAGCTTTTAAAATAAATAATGAATCTCTTAGCGCAACAATTCGCCTAATTGGATAATTCTTAGATCCGATAAACTCAACGTGCGCAGTCGGGACGTGCTCGGGCTGTTGATTCTTAGACCACATTAAACCATTAGGATACTGATCATTAGTGCTAGCTCCTGTGCCGATATCCCAAGCCGTAGCCCGAGACACAACAACAGCGAAACTCGTATCATCTAAAACCCTTTTCATTAAAAGGATTTGTCCAGGCAGATCTTGAAAGCCAGAAATGTAGTAGGCATAAATTGCCGTGTTAGATGAATATTGATTAATTACCTTAACTAGTGACTGTGCTGTGTCAGAGATATTCTGAGACGATGAGCCTGCTGTTGAAACTTTAAAAAAACCACTCGCAATTGTTTCAGCAGCTTTGCCAGTGTAGACCACGCTATTAATAGTGATCGTGTCATCATTAACTAGGCCAGACCCACCAGCAGATAATAATTTGATAGTGATCTTATGCTTAGTCTTAATATTAGAAAAGAATGTGTAATTTTTAAATAATGCGATGTCATTAGCAAATGGTGGCTCATCATTACTTTCTGATATACCCTCTTGCGAAGCATTTGTGTATAAACTTGCGCCCATTAACGAAGTAGGTGTCGAGTCTGTAAAAGTCACAGACTTTGCTGTGATCTGACCTGCTGTTGGATTTGATTCATAGACAAGTTGTAACTCATCGTTTGGCTCAGTGCTTGAGCCAGATGATTCTTTAGATCGATACACTTGAAAAAAGTCTGCTGTCGTGATGCCACTAGGAATTGTAGCTACTAGAGCAACATCGCGAGTCGACCCACTAGAATTAGATACAATGATACGCTGTGAAGGAGTGCCTAGATAAAGGTTATTATTAGCATCGCGTGATCCCCATAAGAATCTGTAAGCTACTTGAGTATTATTCGTCATCATTCCGCTTGCACCAGTCGTAGAGCCTGAACCGTCAAGACCACGAGGCATTCCAGTTGTGTAAATGGGGCCTGAGTAAACGTCTAAAACTTTAACGCCTAGTGAAGTTGTGAAATAAAGATTTCCCGACGCTTGCATAAACTGCATTCGAGCAAGATCAGAATCAGGATGTAAATAAGTGCCAGCATAGTTCGTCCACCCAGCATTGTAGTAGGCCATTGTATTATCACTTGAGCGTCTAACGATGAGCTTATCTTGATATGTGGTGATTCTATCATTACGGATAAGATCACTTGCTGGTGAGCTTGCAAGGCGCGTGAAACCCCTTCGAGGCTCAACCACGCCATCCTTATCAATCACCACGTTATCAGCAATAGTCAAAGCACCCTCGGGCACCTCACTTAGTTGATTCGCGTTAGTGTTAAGTCCTGTGTTTTTTAAAACAAGTGCTTGGCTCATTTAGTATCCACTCTGGAAATAACCTAAAAGGCGTCCACTTCGAACTTTGGCAGAGTTGTTTTCCACGCGCGGCTCTAGCATATTAATCGCATCACGCTTGTTTTGTTCAAGCATCGCCATCTCAACCTCTAAAGCTTTGTCTTTTTTAGATGATAAACATGAAACGAGGCATGATTGAATTAATACAGGCTGCATTTCTTCTGGGATCATCGCAACAGGCGACTCATTTGCGATGCAGATCCAGTCACCCACTAATAAATCAGCAGGTAAACTCACAAAAGTCAGTGTCGTCCCTGATACCGACGAGAGTGAGTAATCCATACCAAGTAAATCGTATGGATTATTGTTCTGTACTATATCAACAACAGTGCCATTTGCGAAAGTAGTAGGTGTGCTAGTTACAATGACTGAGTTAGTCAGGGTGTTGATAGACATCACTTGAGCACAATCTACTGGTAAAACTAAAGCTGAAGGCCTCGCAAAGTATTTCATTCTTAAAGTGTTAGCTGTAAAATCAGGAGTAAGCTCTACAGAGTTTCGACTCATGTAATATCCAGACATCCCAGAGTTACGATCCTCTTCATAGAGCCTATTGATATTTGTATAATTTCCACTTCCATCAACCATTTTCAAATCTCTAATCTTTGCACCGATAGCTCGGTGTGGTATTCGGTAAGTTGACCCTTGGGTGATTGTGAAGTCTTTGTATTGCAGAAAGAATTCCTCACTTAACCTAATCAGAATGGGGACAATGTCCACCTTCATCTGATGATTGAATAATGCGAGAAAGTCATCTGTTGAAAACAGATCGTCTGAGGTCGGGAAAGACCCTTTGATTTTTAAAGTGCTAATAAGTTCTAGTGTATTCACTAAAACCCCCTTTTACTTCATTGATTCGTATTTTTCTAATAACTCTTGGATCATTTCAGGAGTTAATCCATCCATGTCAGATTCTTTTGACTCTTCATCTGGTGACTCCATCTTTTCTTCTTCAAGAGATCCCTCTTCCATAACCATTTCAGGCTTTACGACTTCGACCTTAGCAGCCATTAATTTAGGATGAGACTTAAGTTTATCACCTTCTTTTTCATCCATTAAACCCATGATCTCTTCTAAGACCTTCTTTTTTACGTCCATGTTTTGCATTTGTAATTCTCCTTTAAATATTAATCTTTGATTTGCTTTTTTCTTTAGTGCGGCTACCAAACCAGAATAAAACACAAGTTGTTGTTAGATAAAGTATGGTAGACGAAATTTGAGTGTAGACTTCGACAGACTGATCAACAGATAAGGGCTGAGCCTTAATGATCTGACCTGCTTGCATATAAACAGCCGTTGTTACTCCGCAAAGATAAACAGTAAGTACCGGTCTAATTAAGCCTCGAATAGAATCAACAAAGACCATAATCGTGTTTTGTAATCGAGAGTATTTAGAAGGGTTAGAGTAAAGCTTTGGCTCACTCGTAAGCGCAGCCTTAAACGCTTCGCTATCAGCGACCTCAACGCGAGAGTCAGACTCAGTAACAGCAATTTCATTACGAGCTTGCCACTCCAATTGCATGATGTGTGAGTCCATTTCACGCAAAGTTATTTCATTCTTTTGCTTTGAATCTTGAGACTGCACATCAAGCTTTTTGTTTAAGTAATCAAAATAATGAGTGATCGAAGCACCAAATAGGCCAGTAATACCACCACTAATTATCGACGTAATAAATTCAGAAACCATTTTGGACCTCTAAAATAAAGGGTTTACGATTCATTAGATTCTCAAATCGTCTTATAGCTGTTTTAGAATATAGAATTGCTTTTTGACCCTCAATTGCCCCAATAGATTCACCGATTGATATGCAGCCACTTAATTGAGATTTGTAACCAAGAGTCTTGTCTCCCATGAGATTTGCCGAATGTATTTTGATCCCATCTCGGTTATTTACTCCGATGACGGAGTATAAAAACTTTTTAAATCTAGATGAGATTGTCATTTTACAAGTGTAAAGCCCTGGTGGAATGCAGCTCATGTTTTTAGAATTTTCACGCCAAGGTAACTCACCTGTGACAAAGTTATCGTTACCGACTCGAATCATTCCGAAAGTACCTTGATCTGTAGATTCAAAACGCTGCAAGATGATTCTATACATTATGCATCCCTATCTTTTGAAGGATCAGTCTCAATAAATTCTTTAATCTCAGTCCATCTCTCACCAGCAAGTATTTTCATACCGAAATAATATCTATTTAAATCTTTAGAAAGCTTTTTAATCGCTTCAGTGTTTGCACTTAAAGCATTCTCTTTTGCTTTGTTCTTGTCTTTCCAGATCGTGTAAACGAATTGAAGCGTTAAGATAAACGCAACACCAAGCCAACCATTTTCTTGCAGCAGATCTTTCATCATTAGTGAATGACTCCTTTTAGCTTAAAAATGTTTAAAGTTATGCTAATTGTTAATAATACTAATAATAAGTAATTCATTATTTGATTGTGTCTTAGCTTTGTTCGAGCCTTCTTTAATTCTATTGCATAAGCTTCATCAAGAAATACTAGTTCTTCAGGATTATGTGCAGTAACCGAATCGTTAGATTTGTCTAAAGTAATGTCTGTGACATTCACATCTAATGATTTTTTACCAGATACATTCGTAATAGTGACTGTATCTCCGTTTGCATCGCCAATTTTAATTGAATCAGTAAAGGCAGATACATTTATGTTAACGTCAGCATTAGTAATAGTAGTCTTCAACGAATCAGTACCTTCGTCGAAAGACCTTACTATTGAGTGAGACATGTTACCTGTGTTTATATCAGCCATTACTGAAAGTGCTCCTCAAAGTAAACTTGTCCAGCAGCTCCGGCTCCACCGGCAGACCCGCTTGTACCAGCACCGCCTCCGGCACCACCAGCGCCGACCGTATAGGCATAGCTTCCAGGGATTCCCGAAGAAACAATGATTTGTGCTGATCCTCCTCCGGCACCACCAGCGCCTGAGTAAAATACAGTAATAGACGAACCGGCACCGCCACCGCCACCGCCACCGGCTCCGCTTCCAGCGACAGGAGCGCGGCCAGCACCACCATAAGATCCACCAGCCCCTCCAGATGCGAAAGTGGTACCGCCACCAATTCCTCCAGCAAGCTGAGCGTTTGATGAATTTGAATAAACTGCCCCAGCACCATCAGCGCCATTTAAAACAAAGATATTTGTACCAGCATAAGTTGTTGGGACTCCACCGGTGCTATTTCCAGACTGACCACCACCGCCGCCACCAGTACAACTTATTGTCGTAGCCCCAACAGTTGTTGTGCTCCCTGCGGTGCCAAAATTATTTGACGCAGTCCCTGATCCTCCTCCGCCACCACCGCCACCGATTGCTCTGATTATTACATATTTCACACCCGCTGTTAGTGCATGTGTGCCAGTTCCAGTGATGTATAAAGTGATAACCGGTGCCGTGAATGTTGCCCATGATGGTGCAGATGCGCCATTTGATTTTAAATATTGATTAGAGGATCCAGCAGCAAGCCTTGTCCCTGTTCCACTCGCGCCACCATGAATTATGTCACCAAGAGTAGTCATGGGAGAAAGAGCATCAAAGGCCAGTGCTTTTGTAGTTTGTCCAGTGCCACCATTTCCTATTGGTAATGTGCCCGTGACTCCTGTTGTAAGCGAAACATTCGTAATCGTGTTTGTAGATCCACTAATTGATTTATTTGTTAACGTGTCAGTCGTAGCTCTTCCAACAAGAGTATCAGATGCAGTCGGTAAGGTTATAACTACCGCGCTTGGGCCTGTTATCGTAGCGGGCACAGTAACAGTGCCAGTGAAAGTCGGTGATGCTAGAGGTGCTTTAAGATTCATTTGTGTTTGAATCGCAGAGGTTACCCCGTTCACATAACCGATTTCAACATCTGTAGTCGTCGCAGCGGACACAAACCCAGAAGCATTTGAAACTAACGCTCTAGAAACTGTTGTGGCCGCAAGCTTAGTAAGTGCAATTGCAGCACTTGCGTTGATATCAGAGTTTAAAATTGATGTTGCTAAGTTAAGTTTTGAGTATTCAATTGCAGCAGCAGCGTTTATGTCTGCATTAACAATCGAGCCAAGTCCTGAGTAAATAAATGAAGCACCGTTAAATTGTAAAACATCTGAAGCGTTTACAGTGAGTAGAACATCTGCGCTATTTGCAAAGTTTCTCCATCCAACACTTTGAGTGTTTCCTAATCTTAGAACACCTGTTGCACTTGGATTTGTTGCTTTAGAAGTGTAGTAGGGTGATTTGAGACCGAAATTAGATCCGAAATCAACGTCGGCTGTTAGTGTAAATGTGCCACCAGCACGAGCTAGAACGCCTGTTGATATTGCGATTAGGTAAGCTGTTAAATCAGCCCCCCATCCAGAGTCGCCATCAGCAGGGATTGAATAAGTAACACCATTGAAAGAAATATTTGAAGCCATTTTGTGGAGCTCCTTACGTTAAAAAGCCCAGGGGTTTTCTAGCCCCCAGGCTAATTTTTCAAGATCAGAAAACTATGTGTTAACGATTAAAGTGAACTTCACGCATTTTGCAGGATTAGTGCAAATGATAGCTTGAGCTCCGTATAAACGTAATTCGTAAGCGTTCTTATCGGGAACGTGTAAGAATAATTCACCCTTGCGTCCTGGTGTCTCGAAAGAAAATTCTTGTGATCCAATACGCTTGAAACGCTTGAATGGAACACAAAATGCTTCGCCTTCCTTAACTTTAGGATGCACGACTAAGTTTAATTTTCCATTTGGTCCCATCAATGTGATTGATTCAAAACCACCAATACCAGTTGTTTCTTTTTGTCCACCATTTTGGCGACGTAAATCAGTCATTGTACCAGCTAAGTTCATGTAAGTTTTAGGCGACAATAATACCGCAGCCTCTTCCATCAAACCACCCTTAGAAACTGCTAATGAAACTCCGTTAAGGATTTTCGCAACAGTTGCAGCAGCCGATCCGAAAGAAAAAGATGATCCACTCCATAAAGAGTAAACAGAGGCATCAATACCGAACAAAGATCCTGCGTTAGTTATGATCTTATCGATACCAACAGGCTCGACCCATGTGCTTGTCCCAGATTTAGCTCCGTACCAAGTCATATAAACAGATCCACCGCTGATTGATGTATCAAGCTCACCGATACCAGTTGTGGCAGTTCCAGTTACAGTGATTGTTTTAAGGCTGAAGTTTACAGCAGAGATTACGAAATCATTTGTGGTTGCTGCCGCTGTGTTATCTGAAACTTTCCAGAACTGTACACGAGCATTTTCAGAGCCAGCATAAATGCCAGGAGCCCATGAAGCCGCAGTAAAAGTAATTACTGTTTTAGTAGTTGATGAATTCGCAGATGATGTTGAAGCACCAAGCCCAGAAGCTGATTGTCCATAAAGGAAAGCATCTTCTAATCGACGAGAGCCAGTCTCCATCAAGTTTTCAACTAATAACTCAGAAGCATTTTTGAAAGCTTCTTTAGAATTAACAGCTTTTGCAGCAGCTTCATAATCCATTTGACCACGGATAATGATTTGATTCGCATCAACCGATGCTTCTTTTAACTGAGCCGCGATTGAGTCATTCAAAGTTTGAACGCCCGCACCAGCTGCTAGGTAAGTAACACCTGCTTCAGCGGAAAGGATAACTGGGAAGTTGTAAGATTTGCCGATTTTCTCGGTAGACTGAAACTTGATCTCTTTTTGTAAGATCGCGATTTCAGGGATTGCGTTTATCGGACCTGATCCGTAAACGACTTTAAAAAGACCGTCTAATGTAGCGGTCGTGTTTTGTTGTGCCATTGTAAAAACTCCTAAATAGTGTGTGTATTTGGTGAGTTTTTTCTAGCGAGTTGCGAATGAAATTATGCGCAAAGCTCAGCTTAGAAAAAACAGGGTTAATTTGATAACGTTGTCTTTTCATTGCTGGTGTTGCGATGAATTTTATATTTGAGACTTACGAGCGTAATCGGTGCTGGTGTTGCGCCTGCTGGTAAGTCGTTAATTTCATGTCAACCAATAATTGTAATAATTTCAACCTTTATTTTGATTTTACTCGACGTTCAACGTCGGCTTTCCACTCTTCCATGCTCATTGTTCTAGATGAATCTCTATTTGAGACATTATCCTGGGCTTTTGGTTTAGCCCCGCCTTGATAAACTTGTGATTGCTTTTCTTGTAACTTCTTGATGTCACTCATTCGAATCTTTTTAGCAGTATCCTCACCAAACATAGCTATAAGCTCTTCGCCTGTAGCATCACCGATGATTGATCGAAGATCTGTACTTAACTCGCCACGTACTTCAAGAGCTAAATCATCCGCTGTTAATTCAAGACCTAGATCTAAATTCTTTTTCATGATGGATGCCATACGCTTAATTGTGCCAGCAGTTTTAGGAAGTGAAGTTTTGTTTAAAGCATCGATGATCGTTTTCTGATAGCTATCAGCGTATTGAGCCTCAAGCTTTTGTGCTTGAGTTTGCTTTTCAGATTCTAATCTGTCAGCTTTCTCTTTACGTAATTGCTCAAGCTCGTTCTTTGTTGAGCGTTGTTCTTTTTCTTCAGGGCTCATCATCTCATCTTGTAGTTTAGATAATAAAAACTTCTCAGCTATCTCTCGACCCTTCGGATGGCGACTAATAATATCTAGAAACTGATCATCATTCTCAAAAGCCTTAGTGATTCGTAATGCTTTTTGCTTTTCTGTTACAGCTTCAGCCATTCTCTTTTTAGCAGCATGGCCTAGTTGAAATCGCTTTTTAAGATCCTCTTCATTAGAAAAGTCAATTTCCTCCTCAATGTCCTCGCCATCAACTTTGTATTGAAACTTACGTTTCTGAGATTGAACTTGTTGAGGTGTTGGTTTACCCTCTGCGCCTTCGGTTAAAGCTTCCGCTGTTCCCTCTACTGGGGCTGATGATGTGTCACTTGATGATGAATCGCCTGATCCAGAATTATTTTCACTCATAGATTATGCTCCTTGAAAAGCGTTAGGGTTAGGTGGTTGTGCAGGGCTTGGCATTTGTGTTTTATCAGCGATCTCAGCTTGTGGGCCTTGACCCATTACTTCAGGAGCTCCGCCTTGTTGAGGTGGTGGTCCTTGAGGTGGTGGTCCTTGAGGTGGTGGCTGTTGAAACAATGAGGCTTGCTTTAAAGTCATAGCCATCATCGGGTCCATGCCTTTAGCTATGTTCATGTGTTCTTGAATGTGATTGAGCACAGCTTGCGTCACTTGAGGGTTCTCTCGAGACTCTGGGCTATCCAATACACAACTATGCTCTAAAATATGAGTCGGGTGATTGTCTGTTAGTAAGGCTTGAACGGGCTTACCTTCCATCAAGTTTTCATTCTCTGACAGAATAAGCATTCTCTGTGAATTATCGCGCTGATAAAGTGGCTCTAGGTTTCCAGTAGTTAAAACACCCAAGTACTGCTCAGGAGTAGTTATCATGTTTGGCGTTGCTAAAAGGTTATTAGCAATTTCCATGCGTCCTGCACCGGTCTTAGTAAGTGGGTTAGCTCGGTCTACATAGACACGACCCACACCTTGTAAATCTTTGTTGCTAAACGACTTCATCATCGAGCGTTTAGATTTCCCTGCAATCATCGCAAGGCGAGGGACGACTGCGAATGTTTGAAGTAACTCAATCATTGCTGAGCCGACATTCTCGATTGTTATCGTGTAGCTTGTCTGAACACCACTCGTTGATTGTATGGCTTGTTGTTGTAGCAACGCCATCGCAGTTCCACTCATATTGTTCGGAGCATTACCTCGACCTATTTGTGACACGTTAGAAATAAGATCCGACTGACTAATTAGAAAGTTCGCAAAGTTAAATACTTCGGGTGCTGTCTTTAGTAAATCCATCGACTCCATTTTACCGGCCTTGATGTCGTATTCCCAGACGTTCATTCCATCCATGATGTTTGTTACTTTTGGAGCTGCGCCTTTTGGTACTTGAAAGTTTTGAACAGCATTCGCAGCTTGATTCGTTAAGATCGAGCTCACTGTCATATCAAAGGCATCATTCACAGGGAGTAGATCCATTAAATAACTGTATCCAAAAGAGCTATCAGTTTGATGACCTGCTGTGATCGGGAAAGTGTAAAGATCTGCATAGGGAAGTGGTCCATCAAACAGTTTAATCTCGTCATTACAGATTTGAACGAGCCGACCTTGTGGTAAAGCCTCGGTCTTTGCATGACGTAACTCATAAACTGGCACGAGATCGCTATCATCATTCTTAAATTCATTGGATCTATGAACGCCACCTAATTCATACTGACTGTCGAAACGATTATCTGGCATTAAAGCTTTAATTTTCTCTGATAGTTCTGGATACTTAGCTGCTAGATTCCATTTGTTTTTAAATCTGCGCACGATAAGCCACTCATGATTTGCATCTCGACGTTTAACATCGCGAGCAACATCAAGCATGGTGTGAGTATCACATTCAAAATCACCTTCATGAATAGGCTCACCAGTTTCGGGATTTGCTCCGTAGACTTTCCCACCCGTGGCATTCCAACCTAAAGAGATCCATCCTTCTCGTAAGAATAATGCTTTCATGCAAGAATCAATGAGCTTCGTTTCGATGTGCTTTTCGCGCATGTAGTAATCTAGAAGCCCAACACCGAGCTGTGTGTCTGCTTGTGATTCAAGGTCTGTGTTAATAGCGCGAGTATCCCACGCGGGACGAGAGCCCGTGATCATGTTATGAATATTTCTAACATAACTTGCATAGTGGTTAATGTGAATGGCCTTAAGCGATTGATCAACGCTCTCGATATTCACTTTCGGATAAAACGTGTTATAGGACTTCCTAAGCTCGCTTAAAATACCTGATGACTCAGTATATTTTTTGTATTTATCGAACTTATCCATTATCTCGTTAGCAATTTCATCGGGGCCTTTTGAAGCCCAGTATTCATGTATCATGTTTCTCCTGGCACCTAGTTATGGTGCAATGGGGTTTGTTAAAATAATTAAAGTCTAGCCTCTGCCAAATCCTCTCAGTTTTTTGAATTCTAGTATCTGGTCATCTTCTTCTAAGTTAATTTGATTAAATCCAACCTTAACTGGGATTGGATTTGTCACTTCATCGATGTTGCGCACTAAATACATGATTGCAGCAACAGCATCATAGTGTCCTAGGGTTTTAGATCTTGAAAATTCACTTCTGTTGTCATTCCAAAGCCCATACATCAATGAGTCAATCAGCACGCGACAAGACGAGTCGATTTCAACACGTCCGTTTTTTATCCAAACTCTTAGCTGGTTAACCATTGCGTGAAGTGAGTCTTTAGAAGTTGAGTGAAAGAACATATTATGAATTGATCCAAGGTCTAACAAAAGAAGCGGGTTGTTGTTGTCAGCCACGCGCTTGTAAGGCTCAGCACTATCCCATAGCTCAGACTCAATTTGTTTTATCTCTGCATGAAGGGTCGGTGTTGTCATTCGTGGACCACTCATTATGTGCTCGCGCTCAATTACAATCTTCGATCTAGCAAAGTCATAGTACGCAAAAAGCGTTACGTTTAAATCTCTGACCCCTAGATCCATCGCAACATACTTGTGATAAAGCAGATAGTGCTCGTCTTTGGGTCCACGAGCGTGTTCTAGAAATTTCATCTCAGGAACAATTGCGAGCGTTTCATCTGTTGCAAACTGACATAAGTATTCACGCTGCCAGTCAGTCTCAGTCAAACACTCTTGATGATACTCTTCGATCATGGCAGGGGTCACCATCGGGTTCTTGTAGATATCAAGCTCTATATAACCGCCTTCATGTTTTGCCTTCAAACAGAAGTCTTTAAAATCATGATCGGGTGACTTTGGCGGGGTTGATATCATGATGACCCTTGCACCTTCTCTGTACATGGTCATAGGTATTACGACTGATGAATAAATGTAGGATACATTCTTAATGTAAGCTGCTTCGTCGAACACGTATAAATCGCAGTAGTTACCACGACCCGCGTTTGGTTTTCGATCTAGACCGATGAGCTGAATCTCGGATTTATTTTTAAATATGAATTTCTTTTTAGACTCGTGCCACCTTGGTCTTAAATCTTCAGGGCAGTTGTCTAATACTGACTCAAATGCTGGAATGATAAACTCCTCTAGATCTGTTAGAAAGGCAGTTGCTATTTTAACTCGTGCGCGGGGCTTTGCTCGTGCGACCCTGATACATTCAGTCACGACCCAATATGTTTTACCGATCCGACGAGAACAGTTGCCGACGAATAGCTTGGCCGACACGTTTCGATAGGCTTGATCGATGACGAGCTGACCCTCGTGAAACTTCCATGACAGCTCATTTCGATGCCATAAGATGTTATGCCAGACATCGTTTGGTATCTCTACTTCCATTTAGACAGCCTTATCTTCATTGTTCCTTACGATCTTTAAAATCATTTCAGTCGATATTGAGTTAATTCTATCCATCACTTCGTTTGTTCGTCCGTCATCTTGGATAGATTGATCTTCGATCTTCTCTTTTAGAACATTATGCACAAGATACTTTAAAGCGGTCGTGTTGCCCTTTTGACCCTGCTCCCACATAAGCCTTCGGATGGAGACTTTGCCGTTCTCCCTACCCCTGTGTAGGGCTTCGGCATAGTTCCTAGTCAAAGTGTCTACCGAGCAGTTAAAGAAGGACGCCATTTCGTTTAATGTGCAACCGATCGCGGCAAGCTTTTCAACCTGATTATGGTCTAGTTTAATCGGTGCGGTCTTACCTGATTTCGGTCTAGCCATTGTCAACCTCTTGAAATTGGAGCGCATCACTCGGAGTTTCACCGGTCTCTTCTGATTGGAACTCAGACGCAACGATATCTTTGCTTGATGCGCGTTTTGGGTAGGGCTTAGAAAGTCTTATAACGTCTTTTCTTATTTCCTTAGTTAAAGGAAACAAATATCTAAACTTGCCCTCGCATTTTATCTTCTGACATTGCGAGGGCTTTATGGTTCTTCTGATATTTCCTTGTTGGGTGTTAAATCCTTTTTCGCTGACTTGTCTTGAATGCCATTCTCTGCCTTTTTTATCGACGTATTTAAAACTTGGCGCTGACTTTCCTGAATATATCCAGTTTGTGGCTTGGTAGATGCCGCCATGATGTCCTTCGTTTGAGTCAGCAAATGAAACTATGAGCTTGAGCTTGGGGCTGTTTTTTTTTAAAAACTTAATAGCTATACTTAGAATTCTTGATACTGGTGTCTTGTGCTCTTTTAAAGCTACTCGGGTAAGTTCGCAGCCCTCTACTTGCTCAAGCCCGTACGGTTTTAATAAGTTCGACGAAGCTCCTCTAGAAAAAATTACGACTCCTATAAACTTGTCGTCTTCCCATGCTCCAATTTTAACTAGTGGGGGGACAGGCAAGCTTTCTGAATAATGCCAATTTTCACAAGCATATTTAGCTGTTTCATGAGACGCCCAGTCTATCTTTAAGATTGATTTAGAACTCATGGCCACACTGAGGGCATTCTTTCAATGTCTTTTGATCTAGCTTTCCTTGATCATCTTCTGATGCTGGGTCAAATTCTTTATCCGCAAAATCGAGAGCAAAGTCTTTTATCCCGAGCATATCGATATTAAAATCAGGCCCTAGATCGCCCAGGTCAGCGTTTATGCCAGACAGGTCAAGCTCAGCCCATAGTGCGATGGCATTATCAGCTTGAATGAATGCGTACTCTTGCTCAACTGAATCAAAGTCTTGATACACGACCGGCATTTCGTTAACGCCTGCGCGGATGCCCGCTAGCTTGCGCCCGTGACCCGCTACAATGCACCCTGACAGCTTTGAAACTATGATCGGGTGTCTTATGCCATGGTACTTATAAAGTTCAGCCAGGCGGTCAATCTGGTCTTGTCCGTGCTTGTTTCTATTCTTCAGATGATTCTTAAGTTTGGCTGGATGGACCAACTTATCATATTTACAATGGATGTTCATAGTAGCCTTACTTGATAAAAAGATTTTTAAAGTCTAGCCAAAGGAGTCTAAAGTAGATCGGTTTAAGTACGCTCTTTGATTCAAGATCGAGCCTTATTTCAAGCACTACATTTTTAACAATGCTTTGGCGTCTTGCTAGGTCTCTTTCGACCCGGTCGACGTAGTATTTAAACTCTGGTCTGTGGTCTCTTGATTTATAGATGTCATCAGCGATATTGCACTCGATCCAGTCGATTAGATCATTGTGCATTCTATAAAGTGTGCATTTCTGTTTATAAAGCAAAGCCGACAAGCCTATTGCAAGAGCTACAGTAAAATTAAGTAGTCCTAATGTTAAAAGCATAACTACCTCTTTTGTGAAAGACCGAATTTTAGTCCAGCTACGTCATGCCCTAGATCATCTGACTTAGATGTCAATACTTTGAGTTCTTGCTGGATGAGCGAAAGCTCGTGGTATAGATCGGGCCTCTTAGGATATAAGTAAGTGACTATTTTACTTAAAAGCATTGAAGCCAGAATCACTAGAGCACCCAGACAATCTGATAGCGTGAGCCCCGTGT